TTCCAGAAGGGGTAAATGGTGAGGTCTCCGCCTCCTGTTGAACCGCCTTTAAGTTCTTGCTCTTTAAGTTTTGCCCTAATTTCTGCCAAAGTTGCCATAGTTTTTCTCCTGTATTTGCCTATGTTTAAAATATTTGCCTATATGTCTGACACCTGTCAAACAAAACGCATACATGTTATTGTATGCGTTTGTATTTATAAAATCAAGTAAAAAGGTGTATTAAATCTATCGTAATCCTGCTATTTTTAAGATAGCACCCAATTCACCACTTTCTCTAGTTACTGGCTTGCCTTTTGGTGGAGGCGCTGTGGCACCATCTGGAGGACTTGGTACATTATTAGTCACGGGCTTGAACTTGGGATTGGTTGGCCTTGGTGCTGCTGATGGCTTATTATATGCCTGTGCACCGCCACCTGCTCTTGCGCTTCCATAATTTGGACTCATTTGTCCGCTTACAATACCTTCTGCTTCACCCTTTCTCTTACCAAAAGTGTTATGAACTAGGGTATCTAATTTGCCATGAAACTTAGTTTCTTTGTCTTTGCTTATTCCAGCATCTTCTGCTGCACCTTGATCAAAACTTGGTGCTTGTAATCCTGCTAGTTCTAACATACGAGCCTGTTCATAACGTGCATGATGACGTTCTTTAAGTTTACTCATAATACGACCACAAGCACCTTCTACCATGCGATCAAACATTTCTGCTTTAGGATGTTTTGGATCAATATGATATTTTTCTTTAAGTTCCTTACACATCTTTGTTACAAAGCCTTCTTCACCAATAGTAAATGTACCATTGTTCTCATTGAAGAAACCACTAACACGTTCAAATATCTCATCTACTATACGGTGCATTATCTTTCCTTCCATCATAGGAGCTGCTGGGTTTGGTATCATAGGTCCAGGTGCTCCTCCTGGAGGAGGTGGTGCTGCTCCCGCTGCCATAGGATCAACTGGTGCTGGTTCGGGAGCTGGAGGGGGTGCCGCTGCTTCTGGGGGAGGAGCTGGTGGTGGGGGAGGAGCTGGTGGTACAACAGGTTGATCAGGAATTCCCTTATCAAAACCTAAGTTATCACTCAAATTAGTACCATTTTCTTCATCATAAGACTTTAAAAATTCGTTTATGATAGGTCTAGCATCCATTTCATCCAAACCAAGCTCTGCTAATAATTCAAACGCCTTGTTTAACTTTTTTTCATCAATTATTCCGCTTAGGCTATCCACAGCATTATCACCATTAGTTCCTAACGGAACCTCATTGGAAAATAATTGCTTCAAGCTTTGCATGGCCTGTGCTTGTACTTCTTCATTTGCATTGAATAAATCATCTGTTTCACTGACAATTTGATTCAAATAATGTTCAAAAGTACTAAATTCTTTGACATCTTTCATTGCACTTTTAGCAAGATGTTTAGCACGACTATGACCACCGTGTTCTGCTTTATCACCAGCTTCCTTCTTTTTCTTAGGTGGATCTGGATCAAATGGTGGATCATTATCATCGTATTTTTTCTCTTTGTCATCTTCCAATATATCATCAGCACTGAGTTCTTTAATTGGTATTTGTGTTTCATCAACTAGTCTGTAAATATAGGGAAATGCGTCTTTAAGTTCTTCATTAAAACTGCGTACAGTTAATCGATCAATCCAATCATTTAAAATGTCTTCTGGAACGTCAATATTTTTACTCTTTCTAAAACTTTCTTTGAATTGACTATAATATTTGTTGATTTGTAGGCTATGTACTTCTTCTTTAATTCCTGTAATACGTTCAATAACTTTTTCCTGTATATTGCTCATACTCTCACTTACAACAGGACTACGATCAACGTAGTTTTTAAATACCCTTAACTTACTAAGTTCTTCACTCAACCCAATAATATAGTTTCCTATGTCATCAAAGAAACTGCCACCTTCAGCTATATGACGTCCCATTGCCCTTGCACCATTTAAGTGTTTAATTGGATAACGAAATCTTTCACCTATAGCATTCTCTACATAGATATTTTCAATATGTTGTGTTCTTCCATTTGGGGCATTAAAGTTAATAGGCTGACTATGCCTCACAATAATTTTAGCTTCCCCTATTTCTTGGTAGCTTGTTTTACTAGTACCAAATAATTTTGATTCATTCATCTTACCTTCCCCGACGGAACTTCTTTTGATTAAGTTGCTTTGACTTGGGTTTTGAGCATTAAAATTAAGTCCATGTGTTTGAGCAAATTTAGGTAAAATGCTGCGTATAAATCTATCCCAAGCTCTACTGTTTACACGGTCGCTCCAGCTAACATCTAATCCTGGTCCACCTCCATCTTCTTCTTTCTCATTTAGGCTTACAGTTACATTAACTAAGCGTTCTCCATTTTCATCTACAAAATCAAAGTTAAACTTACGTGCGTCTTTATCTGTTAGATTAACACCGTCAATTGGTTTGTCGTCATTTGTACTCTTTTTTAGACTAGGAAATCTAGTCTGTAATTGACGACCCAAATCTACAGCTATTCGTTCAAAATTAGCACTCATAGTAATATTTATTAGAAACTTTGAGAAAGGAAGATTGGTAATGGAGCAACAAAATCTTCTTCACTATGTACGCCACTAAGACTTTCAAATACTCTAGGGTCCCAATCAGCTACTAGAGTACTCATTCTACACAATAATAGTAGAGCACTTACAAGATCATCATGATCCCCTTCTTTGGCTTTGAAGGTAAAGCCGTGAGCTACAAATGTTTTTAATTCACTGATCATAGGCTTGCTACATATTGTCATTTGCCCAGTTTCTATTAGATGTTTTAATCTAGCACAAGCAGCAATTTTAGCATTGTGTGTTGTATTAAATCCTTTACGGAATTTACGTACATGTCCTTTACGGATTGGTTCACTTACCATAAGTCCAGGAAATTTTTCTTCACCTAAATCACGTATAACTACTAGTCCAGCTTCACCTACAGTATTATTTTCAATACTCCAATAAATGTTATTGGTATTGCCTTCCATTTGGTCTTCTAGATATTCTAATATATCTTTAAGTACCTTTATTTGACCTTGAATTGGTGTTGTGTTATGATACCATTCTGCTACTTGTTTGAAGCTTGGCAATTCAAAAACCACAATGGCACTATAATTTCCACCCGTACCTAAGCTAGGATCAACTGCTACAAGATACAGCATTTCAGGATTAATTTTATTATACCAACGTGTTTGTCCCATTTTGAACATAGGTTCTTTGCCTATTAGTTCACTTAGCCTAATACTATTAATAAGAGTTTCATCATAGATCAAGAACTCACAACCATATTCACGACGAAAACGTTCTTCACCAATACGACCCTGTTCTTCTCTGGCCCATTTTTCATCACGATCTGGATGTTCATTCCAACTACAGGTAAATCCAAAGAATCCATTAGCCCCTAGTTCTTGCTCATTTCCATGTTCGTCAAATTTATTATTAGCCTCTTTCCAAATATTAGCAAATGTATCTTCGTCACTATTTGGTGTGCTGGTAATGATAGCACGACCACCAGTTGCTAGTGTTGGGCTTATTGAAGTCCAAAACTCATCTGCTATATTAGGTTGTACAAACGCAAACTCATCACAATATAGTAAGGATATTGACATACCACGACCAGTGTTATTAGTAGTTGTAGCACTAACAATACGACTACCGTTGTCAAATTCTATACTACCTTTGTTATAATTTATAACACCACAACGTATAAAATCTGGACATAATTCATAAGCATATCTAATACGCTGCATAATTTCATAAGCACCTTGGTACTTGTGAGCTGCTATAAGAATTGTTTGATCAGGGTTAAACATGGCAAACCACAGTAGATAGCAAGCAGCACAGGTAGTTTTGCCCATCTGACGTGGCAGCATATTTACAGTGAATCTATGATTATGGTAAGCATGCATGAGCCTCTCTTGAAAATTATAAGGCTCAAATAATAGTTTACCTTTTACTGGATGTTGAATGTAATAAAAATGTTGGCTAAAGTGTAAATAGCCAATATCTGGATCACTACAAAGTAATAAGTTTTGTATTTGATCTTCGGTGTACTTTTCCTTTTTATGTGCTTTTTTGGTTAGTACACCGTCAAGCGACTTGGCCATTATCTATTTTGTATTTCGTTATACAATGCTTTTAATTTACCACGTAGACTTTCTGCCATAGGTTGTGTATATGGATTACCCCCACCTGCTGGTTTAGGCATTTCATTACCACCTTTACTGCTAAGATCATCACCAGTTGGTGTGACAGCATCTACTCCTTGCATTTGTGGTTGTGGCTCATTACCATAAGTTTCATCCATCTCAGGTCCTTTACCTAACATAGGTTTTTTCATTGGCTCTTCATCGCCACCTTCTGGCCCTCTATCCATATCTGGAGCACCATCTGGACCCATGTCATCACCACCATCTGGGCCATCCATACCTATTAGTACACCTGCTGGTCCACCATCTGGACCATCCATACCACCTGGCATATCATCGCCTCTACCTTGTAGAATGTTTAACAGTTCACGAATACCTTCAGCACCACTAGCATTCATATTAACACTCATAGTAGTTGGGCGCTCATCCATACCACCCATTGGACTCATACCCATCATACCACATTCTTCGATAGGTTGTTCACTTTCATTGAGTACTTGTCGACCTTTATCAATATCAGCAATTTTTTTGTATAGTTTATTAAAATCCATATCAGCGTCCTTTTTCTTTTGGTGATGATCCTGTAGGCACGCTCTTGGCTAGTAATTGATCATTTACACCTTTAACTTGTTCACCTGCGTGTTTAACTTTGTTTAATTCTTTTAAAAAACTTAGACGTTTTTCACCTACCATATCCTGATGATTACTTGCTTCATAAGGTTTATCTAAAATTGATTCAGAACGTGTACCAATTCTTTTATATCCTTCTATGTTGCTTTGCTGTTCTAATTCTTCAAATTCACCCTTAACAATTACACAGGCGTTACTAATTTTTAATGCTTCAGCTACTTTTGCTGCCATAACTTGACTTGTAGTTGGATAATTACAACTTACGTCAAATATATGTACATGGCTGAATTTTTGATTGGGAAAGTCTAAAGGAGTTTCTGTAATAGGAGCACGTTTGGGTTTTCCTACACTAGTACAATCAAACTCACTTAGAGTAATTTTTATAATTTCATGAGCTTTAGCGGCGCAATCTCCCGCCACTTTGACTTTAAAGTTATAAACTTTTTTGCTTTCTGCTAGATAATCCTTAAAAGTAGCCATATTATATCCAATATCAATTATTTATTCATATTTTTTAGTTTTTCTAGCAGGCTGTTACGATCTGCTACTATATACCCATCACCAGGAATGTTGACACCTTTATTAGCATCTGCTTCAGCTTCTTGATCTAGCTTGGCTTTTTTAAGCTGTAGTTCTATCATTTTTAACTTTTTATCAACTTTAGCTGCTTTGGCATCAATGGCGTTTTTAAGCATTGTTCCTGCTACTTCAAAAATACGTCCACTGTAACGTGAATCTACATTCATACCCAGATCCATCAGATCATCATAGGCATTGGTAGCTCTATCTGCTAATGCGTCAAATTCACTATCGCTTAGATCTCCAAGTCCTTTAACTTGTGGCAGTGCCGCACTAATCTTGTCAAATTCAGCAATATCACGTAGGAAGGGTTCAGGCTTTTCACGTTCCTTCTTCTCTTCCTTAATAATTTTTTTATTTTCAGGTAAATTGAGTACTTCTTCTAATTTCTTAGTCATACCTTATTTATCTTACTCCGCCTTGGTGGAAAATATCTGTTTCATTTAAAACACGAAATTTTAACCCAGCATTACGACACCATTGGCTGGCTGCTGCCCATTTAGCTTGATTAACTACAAATGCGCTGGCTCTAGCACTATTGCGTCCTACTTTCTCCACAAGCTGTTGATTTTGAGGTTTAATCTCTATAATTTCTGTTAACATCTTACCTTTTTTATCTACGTACTGTATAAAAAAATCTGGGACATACACAGTTTGACGACCTGTTAAAGGATTTTTATAAGGAATTTTCACAGCTTCACTGGCCCATCTTTGTATACTAGGATGAGTATCACAAAAATTCATAAAGGCCCATTCCCAACTGCTTCGATATGTTGGATTTTTTAAACCTACATACTTTTGTGGATTTTTTGGAGTAAATTTTCCTTTAGCGAATTTACTCATACAAGAATATTACGACTTTCAAAGCTTAAATCTTTTTTATTAGATTTATAGCCAAGTACACTAGTTTGTACCCTATAATAATTTAAAATTTGAGTAACAACTTGACTCATTTGTAAATCATTTAAAGATTTTAGTTTATCCAACAATTCAAAGACATTTACATTATCTAGTTTAGCTTGATTTAATAAAACTATACCAGTAGTTCTTGCTGCTTGCTCATCAAAGCCTCTACGCATGAAAAACCCAAGTACAGCATCAATTTGATTACTGGGAAAACTAATTTCGCTGCTAAAATAATTGTCAAAAAAGTTTCTAGTTTCTTTATTATCTGTTGGAATAGGTATATTAGTAATATTGCTCATCCGCCACCACCTATGTCAGTGTTATTGTTAAGATCCGATCTTGGTTGTGCTACAGTTTTTTGAGTAGTCGTAATTCCTGGAAATGTTGTACCTTTTAATCCGGTTATTGCTGAAGCTGCTACATTTAATCCAATATTTGTAGCCAAGTTACTTACTTCATTTTTTATTCCTCTTTTAGTCAAGGATTTGGCATTTTTAGCAGTATTAATTCCTGCTACTACAGCATTTAAATAATTACCCTTACTCCACTCATTGGCCGCTGCCCCAATACCATCAAATACTCCATTTTGTCCTAATAGTGATCTAGCACCACCACCTAATGGACTTAGTGGACTAGGTAGCTTATCATAATGATCTTGAGCAAATCCTAGAACATTTCCGCTATCTACTGCTCCTATGTCATAGTGTACAGCCTCAAAATCTATGGTCATATTTACTTCAGCACCTTGACCACCATTATCACTCATATTGGCTTGATCATGACTAAAACTACTAATTAATGGATTAACCAACGTATAACTCACATATTCTTTTCTATTCATTTGATATAATATAATTTTATCAAAAAACGGTATGGTAGAGTTATTGTCAAAGCCATAACTATTTGAAACATTGCTCCAACTACTAGTAGCATTTCTAGCATAACTACTTGGGTCTTTTGCTGTAATGCTATCAGCATAATAGTAAGAATAATAACTTTGCCATAACATATTAGCAATATTGGCTCTATCATCGTGGAACCTAAAAGTCATAGGACCATAATCATGTGTTACTTGTATTACTTTTTTTCTATTATATTGATTTAAGGTTTGAGTTTTAATATTAAATTTTGGAAAATCAACTTGTTTAACTAGCAGTCCTAATTCGGTTCTGTGTCTTTGATCAAGTTGAGGAAATCTTACTGTTCCTGGATTAATACTAAAATAACAATGAAATAAAAATTTGGCTTTAGGAGCTAGTCTAAAGTAATCATCAACGTAGGTACGAGCAGCATGTTGCCAATCACCCATGTATCCTTTAGGCGTAAGAAATCCACCCGCTACACTTTTCAAAAAACTATTAAATTTTCCAGCCATAATGTATTTATAGCCTAAAATTAACTGTAACTATATTGATTTTTAGTCAAATAAAAAGGGCCCTAAGGCCCCTTTTATTGTAATATTTACTGACCTGGGCCAGTTGCTTGACCACCGTTGCCAGCAGTAAGTGTACGCAATGTTCTTCCAACATTGATACCAATACCTGCGTTCTCTTGTGGGATCTGAATACAGTTATCTGGCTGAATTGTAAGGTCAATTGTTTGTGGAGCTGCTTCTTGATAACTCAATGATTGCCAGTTAGCCTGTGTAATATAGCAACCATAACATTCCCAAGTTTCAAGAACACCAGCTTCAAAACCTCCATTACCACCATCAAGTACTTCAATTCTGAGGGTAAACTTATAGTCCATACCAGCACTAGCACTAGCTTGTTCGAAGAAGTCGAATTGCTTTTGCATTTGTTCACCAACTAGTTTACTTACATTGCCGCTTTGGTCATCACGTAGGACCACAGCAATAGTTTGCCAAGATGGTTTACCAGCATAGTTGATCTTACTATTATAAGTATGAATCTCTTGATTTTGAAATTGTACATTAGGTTTTGCTGCTGTAGACACCTGTTTAGTAAGTTCATAAGTATCACCACCTGCCCCAAAATTAATAAATGTTAATCTAAAACGATATTTTAACTTGGGCATAAGTGTGCCTTGACTGCTGGCACTTGAACTTGTTGCTAGTGGTACTGTAAATTTGTTTAAGCTTGCGACTGCCATATTTTTAGCTCCGTTAATATTATTTAGTCAATTATAATCCTGCGATTTCACCAGTATTCTTTAATCTTAACGGAATATAAATGAATTCAACCGCTTTAACTGGTTCTATAGCAATGTCTACATAAAGCTCATTTTTATCAATTCTAGCAGGTGTATTATTACTTTCATCACAAACTACAATGTAATCATACAAGGCTCTTTGACCTACAAGTTCCAACATCAAACTTTCACAAGCACTTCTTATTTGATCTCTTGTGATCTTATCATTAGGTTCAAAGATATAAGGTTTAGCTAGAATATCTAGTTGTCTACGCAAATAGATCACTAATCTTGCTACGTTAATACGGTCTAGAGCACTGGCTGCTTTGGCACGAGTCTTCTGACCATAATTTACTAATCCTACACCTGTAAAGAATGTTATTGGATTAATTTTTACTTCATATAATGTATCACGAGCAGCATTACTTAAAGCTACAACTACAAATTCGCCCTCTTTATCCACATAACCTACGTTAGTGGCATTTGTAATTCCACCTCTACGTGTACCTGCTGGCGCAAACCATGGATAACTTACACTATCACTTAGAGCAATTGTTCTTAACATCATATGGCTTGGTGGCACAACAACATTATTTCCAAAGTTGTCGCTAGTGAAACCCCATGGATAGAACATACCTAAATATTCGTCATAGCTGGCACCACCAAAATCATTGTCTTCAACTGCTAGACGCAGATTGTCACCCCATGCCTTCAAACTAGTTGAATCAGGTGTTAATCTTGCTGGAGTATCTCCTACTATAAATGCTGTAAGAGCACGATCAAAGTTTAGACTAATTAGTTCACCAATTAGTTCTGGATATCCTGGACATGCTAGTAAATTAAACACACGAGCTTCTTCACGAATGTCTCTTGAACTATTTGTAACTGCTTGTAGACTTTGTACAACCACTCTACGCTGTGCCATACGACCAAAATTACCGGCACCGTTTTGTTGATTGCCACTAACAGTTACCCAACGATGAGGATAGTAGTCATCCATTAAAGGATTTTCTGGATCACCATTAATGTTAAGAACTGTTATTCTTGGATTTGTTGCATCTAAATTAATATAATTTTGCTTAAATTCTTTTACGTTAAATCCACTACGACGCATATTCCATAACAGCATACCTTTTGGATACAGTGCTGGATCTGGAGCATCTGGGTCTAGATGATCACTTGTTAATAGTTCAACGATTGTAGCATCACCTTCTTGACCATCTGTATTCCAACGTGCATCTGCAAATAAAACACCATCTTCGGTACTTTGATCTGTATTATCTAGTAATACCCATCTTGTAGCTATTGGTGTAGTTTTTGTAGCATCAAACCTATGAATTTTAGGATAATTTTCTAAATCACTAGTATCAATCCATAGATCACCATCTTCAAGTTGTGAACCATCACTCTGTAGTACAGGTGGTGTAGCACCAACTAAAGGACCTAATGGATCAGTGTTAGATACACCATTAGCGTATCCTACCCAAGTATTACCGTCATGAATCATAATATCTACTTCATCAACTACACTGCTGTACCACAATGTACCATTTTTGGTCAAGCTTGTTGGAGCATCTTTACTAGCAGTAAATCTTAGTGGTTCCCATTGACTGGCGACATAATCATATCCACTAGATCCAGGAGCTAAAAATAAAGAAGGATTTGTGGTTCCTCCAAACATAGGTGCTAGACAAGAAATAAAACCACTATCATTCATTCTAAAATCACCACCTAACTTGTGACTGATAACAACTCTATTTTTAGAATCTACACTAGCTGTAATATTAATAAATCCAGCTCTATTAATTGCTGATGCAATTAATTCAGCATCTTGATCATTGCCTAAAGTATTTGCCGTAACTGCTTTATTTGGTGAAAGATCTTTTTGACCTGCTAATGATTCTGATATATCTATTCTAATTAACCCTATTGAAAATGTACTATTACCAATAACTTTACTGGTAATAGTAGTTGATCCAGCAGCACGTTTTCTATATATTGTAAAATTAGCACGATCTGGACTATCAAAATCCAATGATGCAAACCCTTCATCTAAATTAGTCTTTGTATAAAGAGTACCTACAGGAATATTGATACCACCTGCTCTATCAAACTTGTAAATGGCGCTGTGTCCATTCTCTAATAAAGGAGCATCCATTAATTCAAAACTATCATTATCTTCATTATACTTTTTAACAATAAGTTTTGCTCCGCCCGTAGCCTCTGTAGTTTTAATCCATAAACTACCAGTAGGTCTTGGTTCATTATCAGCTGTTTTAAATGAGGGAACTGATGTATGTGGTTGAATGGCTAAAGCTGGTCTATAATATGTTCCTTCATCTAATCCTAAAAATGGTACAGCATCATTTGATATTTCAAAACTATCATTATTGGCAAAAATAACAAGTCTGTTATTTCTTACACCTGCTGACACTCCATTAAAGCCTGCTGTACTGTTAATTGTGTTTGCCACTGTTAGAGCAGTTAGTGGAGTTCCAGGGGCTGGTGTTGGAAGAGTTATTGTAGTACCATCAATTGTTAGGTCCTTGCCTTTAGCTGCGTCAATATCAGCTAGAGTGCTTACTAGAACAGGCCAACTTTTATACCAATCCTCACTGCCTACTTGTACCCATTCACCAGCGGCAATACCTTGATCTGTGTTGCCTGCGCTCTTAAACCAAAGAACATCTGAATCACTATAACTTGTATCAAGATTCATTAGGCTAACAATGGCATAATCACCAACAGCACCTACACTACCTTTTGGTGTATAGTCACCAATTGAATAATCAACAACCTTTGTTGTATCACTAATAACTATAGGAGTTTTCTTAGTCCATGTTTGACCTTTACCTGTTCCCTTAGCATCCCCGTTCCATTCAAATACACCCCAACTGCTATTGGCAGTATCCAACCAATGAGTTCCATTTAGGGGATCTGCTTTTGGTGCATCTGCTTTAGGATTAAGAGCACCTAAATCAATGTCCGCACGTACAACGTAGGCCCTGTTACTTACACCTAAGTAACTGTATGCTGCTTGTAAACCATATTCATTTTGCTCACCAGCATGAATAGGATTATTATTGGCATCAGTCTTGAAGATTGGAATACCAAAAGTTTCTGCCAAATCTCTTTGGCTAGTTATTAAGTATGCTAGTCCAGCATTGGCTTTGAGAGTACCAGGAGCAATTCCTGTATTAGCACCGTTTGGTTTATTTTCTTGTGAAGCTACAATTATTAATGGAACTGTTGAAGGCGCAGCTGGTGTGTAAAAACTTTCGTCTACTACGGTGACTGCTACGCCTGGTGAATTTAGTTGGGCCATTGTGAGATTTCTCCTAAATCTTGCTCAAGTATTTAGCGCATTTGAGCGAAAAATACCCGTTAAGATAAGGAAAAATCCTAGCTATCTAACTTTCTTCTGTAGAGTATAAAAAAGTTACCTTGTTGGTCACGTTAAACTGAAGTCTATCTAGTATAATACTTTCAATTTGATTATATAGGTTATTTAAACTACTGTTATTATCAATTATGATGTCAAATTCAGTACCAATCCATTTCCATTCACTAGGATGTATTCCTAAATCTTCCATATATTTAGAAGATTTTAGGTTACCCTTGTTAGCATCTAACGCATGGTAATACCAGTTAGGTAATTCACCTCTCTGTACCCAAACTATAATCCCATTATTGTTTTTAATGGCATTAATTTCATTGGGAAATCTACAATCGCTGATGACTACATTGTCTTTGCTAGTACGTAATTTGTTTTCTAAACTGGCTATCCAAATGTCATCATGAAAAGCTTGTCTACATACTTCAGTGCCCCAATTTTGTAGTACCCATCTTGGGGTGATTTTCATACCTAAACGATTACTCCACCAAAAGTCTACTTGTTCACGCCATTCCCTACTTTCCTTAGTACGACCTTCTAGTAGGTCACGATCCCACCCAAATACAGCGGCTACAGCATCTTTAAGGCTGCGAGCAAAACTTTCTCTACGAAACTGATGAAGATTAACAAGATAATCAGCGATAGTATCTTTACCGCTACCAATTAAACCACAAATTCCCACTATCATAGTTTACTCCTTTCTACGATTTTAGTGGAATTAAATTGTAAAGTCAAGACTTATTTTAACCAATGATGAAAGTATACCCAGTACCACCTGCTACGTAGGTGTCTATTTCTTTTTCTAACTTTTCGATTTCTTCTTTAGCTGCCGATTTTAAATCTGCTCCATTTAATCCACCTGCGCCGCCTGGACCAGCTATTTGACTAAATTTACTACGAGCTTCACCTAGCATTAGTTTACAGTTGGCCAGCGTGTAATCTTTGAACCATTGACTGGCATATCTATCTTGTAATAGAATATAGTCAGGTCTATGATTATATCCACGTATTAAAACCTGTTCACCATCCCCGTAAGCTCTTTGTAAAATTCTCAGTGTATGTGTAGTTGGGATCCATTGGAATTCAATAAAGGCTCCAAACATACGACCTACAAGTTCTTGATATTGAGCAAACATATCATATGTGGCAATACCACCTAGCATAGTGCTATTCAATAGATATGTATTTGTATAGGCTAAGTTGAATGGCTCAAACTGTGTTCCTCCACTACCACCTGCTGTTCTACTACCTATTGTACGACGATAAATGCTACGAACTTCTATTATTTCTTTAGGTAATCTATAGTCGTTAGTATCTTCTTTTAGTTCTAAAAAATAAAATGCTTCTTCCACGGCATTTGGACTTTTTTGTCTAAATTTAGCTAGAGCACGGTCTAGTGCAATTTCGTAATGATCCGGGTCTAGTTCTACATCAATCATGCCATCACCCAGCATGGTCCTACAATATTTGTATACTTTTTCACGCTCTAATGTAGTTGATTCTGACATATTAGACTCCTTAACCATATTTAGCTACTGATAAATATCATATGCCCCGCATCAGCCTTTATCGTCCAGAACGTGGAAATGATTATAAATTCATAGATCGACAGATCAGTGAAATGTTTGCTATTGGTGGTACTGATTTTTATCTGCACAAATATATTGGTGTGAACACGGCTTCGGAAAACGCTACTCCTGATCAGCCTCATTACGCTGAAACTAAGGAAACTAACATACAAGATTTGTTATTGCTGGAGAATCGTGACAGAAAATATGACCCTAGCATTTATAAAATAAGGGGGCATTACCAAGTCCAAAATTTAGATTTTAACCTAACGCAATTTGGTTTATTCATTGATAACGACACTATATTTGCTACAGTTCATATCAACGATTGGATTAGGACTGTGGGGCGCAAACCATTAACTGGTGATGTATTTGAATTACCTCACCTAGTAGACGAGTTTGCTCTAAATGATTTTAATATAGCACTGCCTCGCTACTTTGTTATTGAAGATGTAAGCAGAGCCAGTGAAGGATTCAGTCAAACTTGGTGGCCACACTTATACAGATTAAAACTTAAAAAGATTGTGGATGGTCAGGCATTTGCTGACATTTTAGATCAACCTGCTAGAGAGGGCAGTGATCAAACATTGAGAGAAATTCTTAGTACAAAAGGTCAAGAACTTAAAATTAATGATGCTATTCTTGCTCAAGCTGAAGCAGATGCTCCTATGAGTGGATATGAGACTAGACAATTTTATACCTTGGCCATTGATGAGGAAACAGGATTACCCCTTTTAGAGACAGTGGATCAAACCACTGCTGATGCTAGTTTATTAGGATTGGATGCCAGTAGAATTAATGGTAGACCTATAAGAAGTGGCTACACTGGTCACCTTGTTGGTGATGGATTTCCTCCTAACGGACATACATTTGGACACGGTGTAAAATTTCCAGCTGAACCATACAAGGATGATTATTTTTTAAGGACAGATTTTTTCCCTAACAGATTATTTAGATATGATGGAAATAGATGGATAAAGATGGAGGATGCTGTACGACATACTCTAACTAATACTGATGCTAACTTTGCTATATCTAAGGGTGTGTATAGTCAAACAACTACCTACTATCAAAATGATATGGTTACTTTTGGTGGAATAGAATATATTGCTCAAATTACTACACAAGGTATGGAACCACTAGACAATCCTACAATTTGGCGTCAGGTACGTAAAACTCAAAAGACTAGCTTTATTAATAACACCAATGTTAATACTATTGCTGGTGAACAGGTAATTGAACGTGTTAGTTTAAGTAAGGTATTGAAACCTAAGGCAGACCTATAATGCAGTTTTATTATGATGGACAAATAAGAAGATATTTGTTACAAACTATTCGTTTGTTCAGCAATTTTGTTGTCAAATACGGTGATGGAAGATTATTCCAAGTTCCTGTAATGTACGGTGATCAGGATAGACAAGTAGCCAATATAATAAAGCAAAACAGTGAAAATAAAATTAATGGCATGCCCCGAATAGCTGTTTATATCACTGGTTTAGAAATGGATAAGGAAAGACTAGCAGATCCTACCTTTGTTGGAAAAGTTCATGTTCGTGAACGTGCTATTGAAAATGGAGAATACACCAGTGATCAAGGATCAAACTATACAGTAGAACGTCTAATGCCTAGTCCCTATAAATTAACAGCTAAGGCAGATATATGGACTGGTAGTACTGAACAAAAACTACAAATCTTAGAACAAATTTTAATGCTGTTTAATCCTAGTTTAGAAATTCAAACTAATGATAATTTTATAGATTGGACTAGCCTTAGCGTTGTATATTTGGATGATGTAAGTTTTAGTAGTAGACAAATACCTGTTGGTACAGATTCAGCTATAGATTTAGCCAGTATAACTGTAAGTATGCCAATTTGGATTAGTCCTCCTGCTAAAATTAAAAAATTAGGGTTAGTTCAAAGTATTGCTATGAGTATGTTTACTAATATAGGTACTCCAGCAACAGGTTATATAGATGGCTTTGGTTCAGACCCAAATGAAGGGTCTAGGACTTTGTATGACACAGTACCTGTCCCTGTTAAGGTCAATGTAGCTGACTATGAAGTAGTAATTTTTGGCGGTTGTGCTAGAATATATCAACCTAATCCTAATGGAAAAATGACTAATAGTTTGGAAGATCCTGATCTATCAGGCATGACTCCAATTAATTGGCAAACTATTCTGCTCAAACATCCTAATACTTATACACCTGGTGAAAGTAAAATATTTTTACTACAACCTAATGGATCCGAAGTTGTAGGAACAATTGCTATAGATCCTTTAGATTATACTTGTTTAAAAATTAATTGGGATTCAGATTCTTATCCCAGTAACACAGATATCTCTACTAATTGGAGATCTAATAGTCCTGGTACTTTTGATGCCATAGTAGATCCAGAAACTAAAGGTCCTAATAGTGGTTTACCCACTAGTCTAGTAGGTACAAGGTATCTTATTATAAGAAATATTGGTGGTGGTATTAGAGAAACATTGATAGCAGAAAATATAAGCAATAGAATAGATACTACTGTTAACTACGATCTTGTTGATGATATCCAAATATTAGTTAATGATCAAAATGTAACTTTTGATTCCTTAGACATAGATGGTAAACTAGTAATTAGACTACATAATGATGCTCAAATAGATGACATAATAACTTATATTTTAAACGTAAATCAAGATGGTCCTGATGCTTGGAAGAACTCCGATGGTAGTGATTTTATAGCAAACGCTAATGATCTTATAGAATGGGATGGTAACAGTTGGCATGTAGTTTTTGACAGCACAAGAGCAAAAGATGTTATCAAGTATCTAACAAACATATATACAAATGTTCAATACAAATGGGATGGCATAAGCTGGACTAAGAGTTTTGAAGGACCCTATCGTAGAGGTGATTGGCGTTTAATATTATGAGAGAACGTATTGTTTGTAGTGGTGCATTATTTTACTCAAAAAAAACTAAACGTGTACTTTTAGTACAAAAAAGTAAAGGCAAACATGAAGGCACTTGGAGTCTAGTTGGCGGAACTAGTTTGGCTACTGAAAATCCTTGGCAAACTTTAATGCGTGAAATAGTTGAAGAAATAGGTTCAATGCCTGAAATAATTAAATCAATACCCTTAGAAACATTTGTTAGTAATGATAATGTTTTTAATTTTCATACATTTTTATGTGTAGTAGATAATGAATTTATACCTACTCTTAGCAATGAACACAATGGATGGTCATGGACCAGTATAGATTTTATGCCTAAGCCACTACATCAAGGACTGCGTAGTAGCCTAAGCAATAGAGCAATAAAAAATAAATTACAGACTGTATTCGACATTATGAATATCATCTAGTACTCTTGATAAACTAAACTTATTCATAACATGCACATTTATATTTTTTACCTTCATTAGAGTATATTCGCCTCTATAATTTTCTTTTTCAATTAGGAATTTCATAGAGTCATTATATTCTAATAATAAATCTCTATCAGTTGTATAATATAGTTTTCCTGGTAAACTATAGGCCCAATCACCATTTTGATAACCATTCATAACATGAATACCAATACTGAAAGCATAGTCATTTCTATATAAACTATGCTCAATTTGATATATGTGTCTATAATAATTCCAGTTTTCTTGTATATGACCTAAGTAATTAAAAAATACTTCTGTATTAGAATTTTTCTTAAAAAAGAACACAGTAGCCCAATAAAAATCTATGCCCTTATCACTTACTGTTTTTAATCTAGGATCGTTTCTATACCCAGTTAGGTCAACAGCATCCTTAAAAATTAAAAAGTCATGCGGTTGTTCCCAACAATATTTTAGTACATCATTGTTTATTAAGTAATCACAATCTAAGACTAAAGTTTCATCATATGGACTAATTTCAAAGCTTTTTATTCTAATATCATTTTTAAATTTTAGTCTTTTATATATCAATGATCCGTCAAAATATCGTCTATATTGTATACTAGAATCATAAATTAAAAATCGTTCCTTAGTATCTTCCCATAAATCAAATCTAATTTCATCACTTGAATAAGAGCAATTTTCTTTACTCAACCAAAGAACTCTATTATGGAGCAAAATTGTTCCTTTTAAAAATTTATCTGTGGTGGATAAATCAAAAACATTTTCAAGTAGCAAATCATAATTTACAAAACTGAATTCGTCTTGTTCTTGATAATCATTATTACATCTATAAAGAGTATTTTTGTACCATACATGTTGCCCTTTTAAATATGGTAAATTAGGATACCATTTATCTATATCAATACCTTGGTAAACTCTTTCTAAACTACTAGTATCATAAATATTAGTTATAGTATGATTGTTTATATTACTTAACCAAAGAACTCTGTCTTTAAGTACAATATCACCTTTGTTTAATTTTGTATTTTCATTTAATTCTTTTACATTTTCAAGTACAATACTATATCTTTCCTTACTAAAATTATCATTTTCAGTATAGCCTACATCACAACGATACAGTATATTTTCATACCAAACATGTTGTCCTTTTAGGTAGGGTAAATTTGGATACCATTTATCAATGTCTATACCTTCATATATTCTATCAAAATCTTCAGGCGTATAATTATAATCTATAGATACTTCTTCATTGACTACACTGACAAATTCTGGGCCTTCATTTACCTTACGCCATATAGTTCCATTATAATAAACTAGACTACCTACAGGATATGTAGCAGAACTGTGCCATTTTTCAATACCAGATTCATAGGCCAGTCTTATAACAAAATCAAAATAGTCCTGCCAATCTGGATATTGTTGATACAACCAATCAGCACTATCTGTAACTAAAGTAGACTTAACATTTAGATATTTTTTTACATTTTTTGCTACATTTACAGCTAATTTTACATAGTCTATTTGCTCATTGTTTAGTGCATATAGCAGTACACCTTTACTCATTTTACAAGTGCCTCAACATTCCTATTTTTCTTAAGTGTTTGATATTCATTGTAATAACTATTACTGGCCAGAAAATATTGATCTACAATATTTTCAAAGAATTCTTTAAGATCACTGACTCTTATTGGTAATTCATTATCATCTATAAGTATGACATTTTCTATATTCCCAAGATCAATTAATACTTTGGTAAAAGTAATTAAATCCTTGTTTATAGTAAATGTGCCACCTGAGTGATAGTAGATACACTCTGTTTGATACTGCTCTTTAAGGCTACGTTTTTGGTTATTAAGAGTAACCATAAAATTAGCAAATTCTAGTGCTTTTTCCAGTCTTTCGTCCATAGAAACTCCTTTTAAGTAGTTATCTATAGCTCTATGTACTAGTTATTTTTATGGTGCTTGTGTGGTTGATATAGTAGGACCAGTCACACTAACATATGATCCTGTTGCTCTATAATGACTTACAGTGCTGGTCAAAGTACCATCAACATTCTCATCAATAATACCAGTGCTTCCATCATCATTATACTGAATATTAAGGGTGAGTACTGTGGCAGTTTTACTGGCTGTGATTGTTAGATCATTGTTTGAATATGTTCCACTATCCACAATAGTAAAAATTTGCTGTGTTCCACTTAGGTTATACCAACCTATACTACTACCAGTACCACCACTAGCCACTGTATCATAGGCTCTAAACCTAATTGATCCGGCAGTTGTAAATAAATTATTCCATCTACCACCTTTTGTTGTTGAACTTGAATGTCCTGACATAGTTGGTATAATTCTTATTTCACCACCAGCATTAAAAAAATATCTTGCGATATCTGCGCTGCCAAATGACGCTGTAACTATATGTGTTCTATTATTGTTCCATGTTCCACTGGCAATTTGTGGATTAACCCCTGTGGTTAAAGTAGCTTGTTCGCTAGCTATACTTAATCTATTAGTATCAAGTGTGCTTGCTTGACTACTATAAGTACTCCAATCACTAGCATATATTACACCACCTGCGCTTACACTTGGAGCTGTACTGGCAGCATTAGCTTGATGATAACGTATTTTATCTAAATCACTTTTGAGATTTTGCATTTGACTAGCGGTTATGGTATTAGTGGCTGCTACTTGACCACTACTTACAGCCTGTCCATAACCTCGATCTCCGCTACCTGAACCTAAAATACTTGCTACGGTACTTTGAATACTGTTATAGTCACTAGCTAATATTGTATTACCAACACCAATTGCCATAAAAAACCTTTATTATATAATTATGCATTCAACTAGTTTTACACTAGGATCGTTATTTGATTCTAAAGCAATAGCAAAAACGTCTTGACTATTTAAGCTATGTACTGCAACTCCATCATTATGAGCAACTAATTTTTGTCCTTTTAGTATTGGACCTACAACCTTAACTGGTACACGACCCTTTAGTGCTACATTTGTGCCATTTTCTAAGTCTCTATTCATAAGGTAAGCAGGATTAGCACTTACAGCACCTATAGCTCTTGAACCAATACTACACGCAGTTACTTCCTTATCACCACCAACCATGAGCACAGTGCCTACATCATATTCTTTATCAGCCAAATACTTTTCAGCAAGATCAGCATATCCAGCTGTACTGGCTTGACCAGCAAAATTTACAGCAGTTAAAGTATTGCTAGCTGGGTTATAGGTAAGACCAGTGCTATCAATTTTAATATCTTGAAAGCCTGAAGTTCCAGAAACAAATGTTATGTAATGTGTGCTTGAATCATTTGTTTGATTTATTGTTATGGTGCTAGCAGATCCTGTATTCACTAGACTAGTTATTGGTACCCAATCTAATTGACCACCTGCTCCAACGCTTAACACTTCGTTTTGATTACCTAATGGTAAAAAGGCTGTGGTATCACTAGCACTTTGATACACAATACTACCGCTTTGACCACCTTGAATGTTATCTGCTAGATCTGATAAGCCACTAAATCTCGTAGCATATAGTATACCATTGGCATCACGAGCAGCTATTTTATTGGCTGTGGCTGTTACAGTACCATCAATATAGGTACCACCTACAAGCACTTTATCCGCTTGATCTGCTGTACCTTTAAATAAGCCATAGTATTCACTGGCATATACCTTAGAAAACCCTTGTCCACTACGTCCTAAACTACTTGATGTTTCCCCTGGTAATATATCAGCACCTGATAGCAACATTGCTGTTTTTCTAATATTGCTTACTGTGGTTTTGAATACTATTTGTTTGTCTGTAATTACATGTTCTAATGTTGGATTACCATTGTCAATAAAAAACTTAATGTCATCATCAGTTCCTAAAGTAAATCCAGTATCATCAAAACTTACGCCGCCTGTGAAATTTGGGTTGTCAGCACTGATAAAATCTTGTGCTGTGTATAGAGTGCCATCTATTCCTTGTAGTTTTAGGCTTGAGCTTGATGTACCCCAAAATCTGTATAGGCTACTAGTTTTACCAAAGTTTAAATCATAAAATAAATTAGGATCTGATTCTGGAATAGTATGATCTGTGCCTACATTTGTACCAATTAGATTAATACCTTGTCTAATTACAGTAAAAACTGGTCTAAGACTGCTACCTAATTCTAGAGTAAATGTTGTGCTGCTTATGATGAAAACTGTTTGATTGTTTATTAGACCTTGTACTATTGGATGTGTTATACCATTAGTATCATTTACACTGATACTTTTAAGTTCTGTTGTCCCTGCGTTTTCAACTGCTTGTGGACCGATTAGAGTAAATGCTGTTCCACTCCAAGCAAATAACTGATTACTGCTAGTATCAAACCAAAAATCACCTGTTGTTAGTCCTGAAGGAGGGTTAGTTCCTATTTCAGCACCACCACTGGTTCTAAATTTATTGCCATCATAGAACTTTAGCTTTTTACTACCACTATCGTACCAAATTTGACCAGCTATTTTACGGGGTGGTTCACTGGTTCCTGCGAAATTTTCCAGCAGATGAACCATATTTTCATTTTGAACTTCGCCATAACCAGCGTAATTTCTACCGATAAGCTTGATATCTAAGGTATTATCAACGGTACCATCTTCTACTACTGCTATGATAGCACCATTATACCTATTAATATTATATGGCATTCTACGACCCCTTTCGAATATTTATCAAATTATGTGTTTAAGTAGCACCAACCTCTTACTGTTCCTGTGTAAACTAGGGCAAATGCTATGCCAGGGGTGTCTATAGCCACTGGGTCGGTAACAGCAGCTCCATTAAACTTTTCTCCACTAAATCTTAAAAATAAGGGTCTAGCAGCACTTAAACCGTTTCTATCCATAAAATATATAGTATCCCCTACTTCAGGATTCGTTGTTACAAGACCCACTGTATGTGGTGGCAAATATACTTGTACATTTGCGCTGGAATTATCAATAAGTAAAAATTCACCACCTTGAGCATACTTTACTGGACTGCTAGTTATGATTTTCCAGTTAGGTTTAAAATATCCAGGTATTTTGACCTTAGTAGTAGATCCGCCTAAATTTATAGTGCTATTAACTGCTCCACCAAAATTTATTGTTGTAGCTGTGGTTGTCAATACATCAATTGTGCTGAGGCTGGTACTGATTTCATCGTCAATTCTAATTGTATCTACTCTAAGATTTGGAATATTAAGCTTGGGATCAATGCCAGTGCCTACAAGATTTCCAGTTACACTGAGATCACCTAAGATACTCATACTATTACCAATAAGTCGTATAGTAGTACTTGCTTCTATTTCTTGGTTAATATTCTTAAATAGCACACCAGCACCACCTACTACAGCCGCAGTATCTAGTTCTGGCATCATTAGTTTGTTACGTATTAAAAGATTTTGTCTAGCTATTATTACAGGCAATTGACTAGTTAGCCCTGGTCCTGAATTAGTACTAGGCTGATACAAACTGCTATCTTCTACAAGATCACCTGCTCCTATTTCAATACGTTCGCAACTGGCACCCATGTTCATATTTTGAACATAATCTGGGATAAAATCAAAGAACGCTGTGTTAACACCTACGCTGATAATTCCCCTAAACACACTACCTGTGCTTACTTCACTGGTTATTTGAACTTCACCTGCCACACTACCTACAATTAGTTCTTTACCTACACGTACTCTTGTTAACCCTCCACCACCTAGTTCAATGGTATTGGCAGCACTACCTACAGTAATATTACCAGTCATATCAGTGTTAAAAATTGACCCATTAACAACACCTGGAGGTGTTATTATATCACCACCTTCAACAATAAGGTCACCACTTAGAGTAGTTTCTCTAGCATCTATTCTTACATATTGCTGTAGACCGTTTGGATTACCAATATTAATTTGTGTAGTATTACGACCAATATTTAATGTACTTACACTAGCTTGATTGAATAGGTTAACAGTATCAGTTATACGTTCAATAAAAGGATCACTAGCATTATTGGTTCCTAATACAATTTTCCTTTGTGCCTGTAAATTGTTGCGTATTGTAGTATTACTTGAAGTGTTTGTTGAATTACCCATGACAATGGCCAATGCTTCACCACCAAATGATATATTATTGACATTATCATTGAGTACTTCAAAAGTTCCTATAAATCCAGGTGTAGCTGTAATTTTGTTAACACCGTCAAAATTAAGTTCTTTTTCTAAAACTAGATTATCCTTAGCTCTAGTTTCTCTTAATAAAACTACATCTCCGTCAAATGATCCAATTTCTAAATTTATCCCGGTTCCAGTAGCTCTTATTTTATTATCTACAAGTAGTATATCATCTATAAGCATGTCACCTGTGATACCTAATGTACCTGCTACATTAATATCGTTGGCGAAATTTACTGCTCCGGAACCACTACCTATATTGATTTGATCAGCTGATTGTCCAAAATTAATTGTACTTACAGTGGTATTAGCAAGGTTGAAATCTGATGTAGTAACTATTAAATCTTGACCTTTAATTGTTATATCCTTTTCTACTACAAGATCATGATTAATTGTAGTTTCACCAGTGTTAGCTCCAATATTAATCTCTGTAGCTGCACCTGCTAAATTAACTAAAGTAGCATTTGTATTAACTAGGTTAATACTGGCACTATTTGTTACTAAATTTTGTCTTACATTGAGATTACCGTTAACATCTAAAGTTTGTAAAGGCTCTTTAGTAAAAATGCCAACCTTTTCCGCACTGGCATCAATGTGAATAGATTCTTTACTGCCACTTGAATTTTTTGTTATTAGGGATAAATCTTGATCTGTAATATTATTTTTAATTTCTACTGCAGGTAAAGGATCTCCGTCAACTAATTGCTTTATTTCTATACTAATGTTACTGGCATATCCTAATGTAACAGGTACAGCATAAGGATCTAACGGGTTAGTCTTGTTATTACCAGTTAAATTTATTCTACCATCAACATCACTGGTTCCTGTGGTTTGAACAAAGTTACCTACATTGATTGGAACACCATCTTTAACAAGGTTTTCTGCGTTTAGAGCTGTACCATTAAATTTGAAATTTTGTGTAAGAACATTAAATCCTTGTTTTACTTGGCCAGTTACTCCTTCAGAAGCTAATATTTTTCCTTCGCCTACATTGTAATTAGGAGTAAATGACTCTTTAGCAAATATTCCTACTAAAAAACTACCTATTTTAAGTTTAACAATTGTTCTATTATTACCATCAGTGTCTATTAGACTAACTATTTCGTGACCACTAACTCCTTGTTGGGCTGTATAAATAGGACCAGCCAGTCTATTACCTGTACCATCATTAAAATATAGTTGACGTTTTTCAGTATTAATCCAAAATTCACCTGCTTGTAGTACAGGCTCACTGGTTCCTACCACAGGTCTATTAAATTCTTTCCATATTGTACCATTGTAAATTTTTAGTCTTTCCACACTGGTGTCATACCATAATTGACCTTGTATAGGAGCTCTAGGTTGATCACTGTTAGCAAAATTTTCTAATAATTTTATAAAATTTTCGTTGACATATTCACCATAATTAGGAGTGCTTTTACCAACTAGAGCTAGATCTGTGGTTGTTCTATCTACACTATTATCTAGAACGTCTGTAAGAATAGTGCCATTAGTTTTATTAATTGTATATGGCATCAAATTTTCCCAGTAAAGATTATATATTGTGTTCCTTCAACAGGAACGTCTGGCCTTAGATCAGGCAAAGCAAAGGTTGATAAACCACTTGATGGACCTACTAATTGATTTAAGGGTTTAAACTTGTATTGTACTAGTTGATATAAACTATTATACTCACTTACTAGCACTTCTTGACCATTACATGGCAAATAACCTACAGGTATACTAGTACTATCTCCAGCATGTAAAATAATACTACCTAAAGGCACTACTGGCATAGTTGCTACCAATGTAGATTTTTTAATCCTATATAAAGTATTATTCCTTTCTAACAATAAAACATCACTATTGACAAATCCAGTAGTTTCTGGTTTAGAGCTTATTACATCTGGTGCTAGGTTGTTGGTAAAAGATACATTTTGTCCTGATGTTCTAAAAGTAAATTGTCCTCTTACATCACCCAATAAACTTACTAGTACAGGGTTTATAAATCCACCTGAATCACCAGTGGTATCCCCATTATAAGTTCCATTTAATTGTCCATAAACCACAACAGGATTACTGGCATCTCCTACATAATTAGAATACAATGTGCCCCATTTTTTACCAGTAGATCCTAAATCGTAAGTACCGTTTACTACAGGATCTATGTCATGTGCTGTAATTAATCCACCTATAGATAAATTTTCGTTTATACTAACACTTTTTTGAATAGTAGCACCACCTTGAGTGCTTATACTATTATTGTCAGTTGATGTAATAATTAATCGACCATTAGTCTTTATATTTCCATCTACATCCAAACTTTCTGTTGGAGCTAGTACGTTAATACCAACACTACCACGTTGTAAATTATCGTTGTTTGAACTGACTCTTAAAATTGTACGTATAGCATTGGATTTTTTAAGTCTTAGATCAATAGTTGAACCTAAAATTTTATTGTATAAAAATGATCCAGTACTTTCTGTACCTATATTAAAACTTAGATCATTACCAATACTTAGGCCATTGTTGTTTCTAATATTAAAGCCAAAACCAGTAGTGCTTGTTTTATCACTTCTTAAAAAGTTTTTTGATTCAACAGTTTCGTCACCTACTATGAGTGTTTCTGCTTTTTCACTTGTACCCCAATATTTTGTACCACCACCATATGAACTTAGACTAGTTGTAGTAAGATTTATACCTTGTTTGATTATAGGAAATCCTTCAATAACACTTTTTGGTATAAATTCTTGATCACTGATTATAGCTACTCTACGTGTTTTTACAAAAACACTGAGAACAGGTCTGGCTACATTATTACTAGCATCTGTGATTACATCGACTTCAATACCAGTTTTTTCGCTGGCATTGAATTGTGGACCAACTAGAGTCCAACCACTTTCATTAAAAATATACAGTTGTTGTTTGGCTGTGTCAACATACAAATCTCCTAAGTTTAAATTTGTACTTTCAGCACTTTCTAAAGTAGGAATTTGACTGCTCTTTTTTAGTACACCTAATGGTAACCAGTTACTGCCATCATAAACCTTTAGACCATAACTGTTAATACTGGTACTGGCCAATGTATCGTTATTGACCAAGTTGTTTGTATTAAACCATAGTTGTCCTCTTACTGGAGAACTTGGAGGACTAGGAAAAGCAAAATTTTCTAGTGAGTGTAAAAAGTTTTCACCTACTACTTCACTATAACCTTGACTGTATCCTTTACCTAAAAAAGTAATAGGAGTACTAGTCTCATCTTTTTCCTTGTCATTTACTGTAATAACTCTACCGTCGGTATAATTTATACTGATAGCCATATTACATTCCCATTAAACCAGTTAGACTTTGTATTCTAACAGTGTAGTCAATCTGTATTAATCTATTCAAACTCTTTTGAACAGGATGAAAAATTACATGAGTTAATAGACGTTTTTCGCCACTTTCACTTTTGGCTACAAGACCTAATTCATCAAAAACATATAAACTTTCACTGCTTGTTGTATTATCAAAGGCTTCTTGACCATTAGGCTCACCGTAATCTAATAAACAGGTTACAAAAACATCTGTATAAGTAGTACCTGTGACATGACGTGTTTCTAAATAATTTCTAACAGGGTTTGAATTAGCACTATTTGTGTCATCTACAATTTTACTGTAGGTTTCATTGTATAAACTAGCATTGATCCCTGTGGTATTAGGTGTTAGATATGTAATAATTCCAGTGGGATCAACAGCAGTACCACCATTACCAAAGGCCATTTCTGATATAATACCACTTCCACTGTTGGCTATGGCGTTGGCTAATGCCACGCTCATGTTTTCATAATGTATGGCGTTTCGTTTATTGATGTAGATTTCTTTGGAATTTGGATCCCAAATTTTAATATGACCTTCTATATGTATACCGCCGAAATCCTTATTTTGCATGTTTATTCTCTATCAAAATATTTATTATATTTAAAAAGTGCTAGTATTACCTTCTAATCCTCTGTCTAGGAAATAATCTACCACTAGTTGGTCTAGGTTTATAGTTCAACTTGGGCCAAGTAGATCCAGTATCTGGACGTTCCTTGTAGTAAAATAAGTATCTGTTAGCACTACCTTGTAGGCTAAAATAATCATTGTAGCTGCCATTAGTGTCTGTTATCTGCCCATATTTACTGTATTTTATCAAATAATCTCTTATTTGACTTTGATTAAAATTAGGATATACTTCTAGTACACAGGCTAGTAGTCCACATACTTGAGGACTGGCCATACTGGTTCCATTATATTTGCTAATCCAATATGTTGTGCCTTGACTGCGTGGATCACCTACTCCACCACTTAGAACACTGCTAATTATACTACGTCCTGGAGCGTAAATATCTATCCTTGGGCCACAATTACTAAAATCTGCCTTGGCTTCGTTGACGCTGCGACCTATAGCACCTACACAAATGCTATCATTGCCAACATTAGGAGCCATTCCTTGGTGATAAAATATAGTATTTCCATTCCAAATAAAGTAATTGTTATAATCTAGTCCACCCTCTACATCAATTTTATAACTTTCGTTGCCCGCAGCCCCTACCATAATTATACCATCATCTATAGCCAATTGTACGTCATCTTCAATAGCTTGATATCTTGCTGGAGCATAGGCATATACTCCATCATTTATAACCCCTAAACTTTCTAAAAATGCACTAGATAATCCTGAATTATAATTAACACCTCTAACATTTACTTGTGTAATGTAAGTTATATCTAAACTATATCCATATCCCCAACTATTATTACAGATTGTAGGATTTCTGCGCCCTGTTTGAGGATTTATAGGTTTACTGTTGTGCCAAGCTCTAATATAATCAAATAATGTAAGTACATCCAGTCCATTTGGATCTGTGGAATAAGGATGTAAATTATAGACATTAGCACTTCTTGCCCATCCTTGTGTATTTCCCGCAGCAGTTCCAGCCACATGCATGCCATGATTATTGTCACCGTTGGCTGTTAAGGG